AATCGTCTTCGCGACTCCATTGACAACCTGCGTCGTCGGGAGAACGACATCCAAGTAAGTGGAATACAGCAAGTCTGCGTGACGAGCAAGCGTCACGCTCTGCTTATTGCCCCACGCGGGCACGCCAGTCAAGCGAACACGAAACGGTTCCATCGCGAAGTTCGTGTGGCGCTTGAACAGACCCTTCCAGAAGGTAATCTGGGGGTTTCCGGAAAGGTATGCATCCTGAGCTCCGTGTGCGACGAGTTGAAGTAAACCGCCACCCATTTGTCTTTATATGTTAGACATACTGATTTTTTTACCGACGCGACTTACGACGAGTGGAGCGAGACTTGCGACGACGGCGACCGCCCTCGGAAGGAGACTCAGACTCAGACTCAGGCATTGCTGCTGCCTTCGCGGGTAACTCGTCCTTCTCCTCACCGCCACGACGACCCTTCTTGGACGCGCGGCGCGTGGACTTGTAAGTCTTCTTGGCCGCGAGAATCACCTTCTTCAGACCATCACCCTTCTTGTAAGTCCCTGCCTTCTTCATAGATGCCATCGTAGACTTGACATGCGTCAACCAAACATTCGCCATTTGTGTATGTTTTTACCGGAGATTTTATATGCGATACAGGACACCTCGGAGTCCCGTCATTACATCGTCTGGGATACGCTTCTCCATAGGTATTCCCGTCAAGCAGCAGTAATGGAAATAAACGGAATACATACCGCACTCTGATCCTTTTCGCTGATGCTTCGTTTTGTTATACGTCAATTCCATAGGTTTCGAGTGTCCTCCGCCCGCGTCCCACTGCTCCTTCCACCGCTTCATCAATTGCTGTATCTGCTTCTCGGGATGGTGTCCATATGAATCAAAATACGTCATGCGCGGATACTCCAAATCGGGACTCACGTCGCAGAACACCGCAACCCAATGCTGTCCAGGACCAGTGCTGACGTCCGTATTGAAAATAATACCAATTTGGGTCTTGCCTTTTGCAGCAAGTTTACGAATATCCATGGAACACAGAGCACTAACTAAACACGACCCAGTTTCGGACTTTGCGCCGAAATCTATCGGGAATGCGCCAACGTAATTATAACTCGCGAACAACTTCGTGTAACTCTTCTCAATCTTGTCAATTTCCGCAGTGGATAACCACTCGGTTGGATTCTCTTTCCATGATTCGGGGGCTTTGGGTTTTGTCAGCAGAGATGATACTACGCATTCTGCTGCTCCGTCCTTACATTTGGACTGAAGGCGTTTACGTAGGGCATTCCATGTCGCACCTATATTGCCAGATGGAATCGGTGTTTCCCCTGAATGTTCCTTGTTATACGCGATTCTAAGTGTGTCGATCTCTTTATCGTCGACAAACATCCTTGTAATAAAAACGGATTTAAGTTTAGAGAACGACAACCCGTAACCACTAAGATGCTTGCTCGCCTGAAGTCGCACCTAATGTCGTATCGCGATACGGACACAAAGATTCAAAGTTTGAATGCCGAGATTCATGCCCTTCGGAACCAGCGGAAGACCCTTGAAGTTGAAATGTCAGAGATTCTGCGCGACCAGCAGTTCCATACATTCAATGAAATTCATCTGTCCGACGACGGGTCCGTCATCAAGATTCAGCGTCCGAATCAGTGGAGTAAGGCATGGACGCTATCCAAGAAAGATCTACAAACATACCTCAAGGAGTACTTCGAGAGCACGCCGACTCCAAACGCACAGGAGTGTTTCGCTACAATCTTGGACAAGAAAACCAAGTCTCTTATTTCAACCGAGTTCGCATTCACGCATACCCCGCCCGAGTAAAATGGACTTTGAAACAGGAAACATCCTAGACTCAAAATGGCAACGATTTATAACCCTTACAATCCTAAGAATCGCTTGTTTGCCAAAACTGACATCCAAGCAATCCTACAGAGTCACCGATGCGACAATGTCGTTATTCGTGATCCTGCGAATTTCCAGACGGCAATGATTCATTCGTCGTATGTCAAGCGGAAGGACTATACGACGCCAGCAGGCGAGGCAACGACTCTTGCGACCCGCCCACCAGACTGTTTGGAACTATTTGACGACTCGTATGAGCGTCTGGAACATATGGGCGATTCAGTTCTGGGAGCATCCGTATCCACCTACTTATTCCAGCGATTCCCTGACGAGAACGAAGGGTTTCTAACGGATTTGAAGAAGGAGATTGTGTGTAACGAGACGCTGGGAAGACTGAGCGAGAAAATCGGACTTGCGAAGTTCTACGTGATTTCACGACACAACGAGGATATTTGTGCCGGTCGAACCAATACCAAAAAGTTGGGTGATATTCTGGAGGCGTTCATTGGCGCATTATGGACAGACACGAACTATGAGTTCAAGATCGTGTATACCTTCATTGTTGCGCTCGTGGAGATGTATATTGATATTCCCAAGTTATTGATGAATAATCGGAACTTCAAGGAACAGTTCCAAAAGTTGTATCAGGCTATGTTTCACCAGACGCCCACGTATCACATGGCATCGTGCGTGAATGGTCAGTATACGATGGAGGTGATTCATGAAGGAAATGTGATTGGACACGGAACTGCGTCTACAAAGAAGCAGGCAGAACAGTTCGCGGCCCGCGCGTCAATTCTACACTTTCAGGCGTAATTGGGTAGACATAGACAGAGTGGTCTTGGTCCGCGGGATCCGGCGCATGAGGAGTTCTTTTTGCGTTCCACCTGCCGACATGTTGTCCTCTCCTTCGTGAATACCTTCAATGGACCTCAAGAACTCTGCGACCTTTTGGGGTTCATCTGCGAACGTCATGAGGAGTTTGGTGCGCAACTCGGACCGGCGCAGAGGAGGACGAGACGTGCGAACGCTACGAGAAATATTGCCGCCACTAACCTCTAGCGCAAAGTTCTCAACCTTGTTCTCTCTCATATAGTCCAGAATCGTTGCCGAAAGCGCTGCCTTGTTCTCACGAATCTCCTTGATTTGGTTACGGATTTGGCGCTCGTTATCGTCATGAGCAATCCACTGCTTCAGCGCCTCGCGGATTTGGTTCGTCTTGTTTTCCTCCATGTCTTATTCTTAGTCTGTTTCTTTGTTGAAAGTCTCTTGCGACCCCCCTTTCTGACCGGCGTTGGTGCGAATGATTTGCGTGAAGAAGAAAGCGCTCCCGGGACATACGGTGCCTTTGGCAGTTCAGGAATCGCATTGCGGGCAATTTCTCGGTCCTCGTTAAAGGCACGTCCAAGGTCAGATTCGTCGAACCGGTCTTTTGCTTCTTCAGTTTTCGACTCTAGCGTATCGAGTGCCTTGGTGCTAATTACATCTGCCTTGTCCCGAAGACCTTTTATCAAATTCGGGTTCTTTTCTTCAATGCTTGCTTTTGCGTCATTGAGTGTTTCTTTCAGTTTACCCAATGCTTGCTGTCCTTGTTCCTTTATGAGTCCAAGTTTGTCTCCGAACTTGGTCGCGAACTTATCGGTCTTCGCAAATGCCGTCGACAATGTCTTTCCGATTCCGAATGGAATTGCCTTCAAGTAAATCTCGGATGCTTCGGAGAAATCTGCGCGGCTGAATGCTATCATCGCAAGTGGCGGCCAAAAGAACATTCCAAATACTGCGACAATCGCAGGACCGAATCCAGGAACAAGACCTACCAAATTCTGGAACAGTTCTCCGCCAGTGCTGAATGCCGCAAGCATAGCATCCAACATCACTGCTATCAATATACCGATTCCAGGCGCACTCTCGACAGTCTTCAGGATGAATAAGAATTTAGGCATTGTTGCCAAGAACGCGGCAGCCCCTTCGTTCGTGCTAATCGTTTCAATGAATTTGTTGCCTTGCACGTTCAAAAGCGTGTCTGCTCCTCCTGATTGTTTTCCGAAATGTTCTTTCAACTTTCGTCGGAATATCGTTAGTTTTGCTTGTGCGTCTTTGGGGTCTAATCCCAATTTCACCAGGGTTCTCAACCAGATATCCCCCATTATGTCTCTGCGTTAAAATTTTGTATTAAAACAAGAATGGAGGAACAGAAAGGAAAAATTCGGTGGAATACTCAGATAGAACGCATTTTGTCCGAAGAGGGCGAAAGGGCACTGTGTTATTCGTGGTTACACACCCAATCCCAAAAGCGGTATACGACTATGAACAATTACATAACGATTCCAACTATTGTGTTGTCAACCGTCGCAGGAACAGCATCTATTGGATCTCAAGCTCTGTTTAACGACCCAGCAGCATCGAGTATTGGAATTGGGGTCATGAGTTTAACAGTGAGTGTTCTGAACACCCTCGCGTCTCATTTCGGATGGGCTGCTCTCAAAGAGTCTCATCGCATGACGTCTTCGTCCTATTCGAAGATACATAGATTTATCATGATTGAACTTTCACTACCTCGTCCGGAACGAATGGAGGCACAAGATATGCTGAAAGTTGTGCGCGATCAACTGGACAGATTACACGAAAACAGTCCTCAAGTCCCCGATCAAATAATTGCTAAATTCAAAAAGCAGTTTGGCGATAGTACGCCGGATCTAAGCAAACCGGATATTACAAACGGTCTTGATCCTATACAGGTCCATAAAGAAGGACAATCGCCAGCACAGACTGAGCGGTTCACCATTAAAATTTCCAACGGCGATCGCACTCAAGACACGTCACAAATGTCGTCATTGGCTCGTCCGCTGATCGAGTCTGAAGCTGATAGTAATCACACTTCGTCTTAGACTTGCAACCCGAGCACCACATGAAGATTGACGCGTTCTGGTTCTTCGAATACAGACGCTTCTCCTCCTCAATAATGCGTTCCACGGAATCCTTCCATCGCGCAGGACACATATCCATCGGCGTCATCTCTGCGATTGCTTTCAAATCCAACTCGCCTGCCTTGAATCGCTCCAGCAACTTCTGGTCGTTCTTCACATAACTCTGGTCGCCAAGAAGGTTCTCATACAGTGAAATCGCGCGACTGCGATACATGTTCCAGAAAGTCCGGTTTGCCCAATCTACATCCACCCCGTCCTTCGTTGCCTGCTCCACAATAAACTTCAGCATGAACAACTCGAAATCCTCAGCGTTCTTTGCGTCTCCGAATACCTCTGTGAAATTCGCAACAACCTTCTCCCGAATCGCACAGGTTACAAACACATCCTTCGTCTTCACTGTAGCAACCTTTGGTGCTCGTGTTATGACTGCTGGACGAACAACCTCTTCCTCCTCCACGATAGACTCATCTGCGTCCCCAGTCTCCTCCTCATCATTGATATCCTGAATATCCTCTTCTTCGTCCTCATCAATCGCAAACGTCCACTCCTGATACAAAGTCTCGTATTCTGTTGCCCGTATATCAACATAGGATGACATATTCGTATCATACCCATCAGTATCTTCCGTCTCTGCTGCAAGAATCACGATTGTGCTAGTATACGTCTCATCGTCAAACGGCGATGGAAGCATATGCTGGTTCTCTTCATCTTCGGATGTTGACGCAAATACGCTTAACCATCTCGTCTCTTTTGTCGGGTGCTGCAGTTTTCCTCTGAACTGAATCTCGGGACACTTGAACTTCTTACGAATCCAACCTAGAACATCCCCCGTTTTCGAAGTGACCTGGAAATCCGAGATGGTTCCATTCACAGCAATTGCGACTCCGTATGTCATTGTTGTAGTTACCTTCTACAGACCATCAAAGTCCATTTTCAACCTCGTATAAAATGGATTTTATTTATTGATTGAATCCAATAACATCACTACACAATGTCGGGCAAGTATATCCCTCCTTCGCGTCGCAATGCCGCATCGGCAAATAAGACAACGATGCCAATTCCAGATGATTATTTCCCGCCACTCTCTGCTCACAGTCGCACAATTGCTCCGACCAAATCTGGAGTGTCGTTCTCTGCCCTAGCGTCCGATTGGAACGAGAAGGATATAGAAGAAGAGAGTGAACGAAAGTCTCGCGAAGGGTTTGAGAAGAACCGTGCTGAGCGCGCCGAGGCAGAGAAGAGGACATTTGCCCCTCTGCGTCGCGAGTATAATAACCCAGAACCGTATGTGTATGCTGTCGATGAAGACGATACGCGCGTACTACTTGACAAGGCAGCCGATGACGGATGGAAGGTAGTCGATAAGAAGGCACGCAAGCAGTGGTCTTATGAAGAGCAGATGGAACGTAAGCGCAAGTTTGAAGAGGCAGAGGCGCGTATGTATGAAGATTCTAGTGTCTGGAACTCGGGCGAGCACCGATCCGACGACTGGAGTCATCGCGACCGACGAACTCTTTAACGACGCCCAAGTCGCATGGCAGCAAGTCTTTCTGACATAGTTGGCGGTCCTTTATTTCCAAACAGTTTACCCAAAGCAAGTCCATAATTCTGGATTTTTGTCCAGAACGCAGGTGCCCATTGGAGTCCGAATTTCCATCCATACCAACATGCTGCTCCCGCAAGCACTATAAAAACAATATACCCAATTATGTCAGTTGCGCCTGTTTCTGTGGTAGGCAAGTCTTTCGTCTCACATGCTTTCTGAGAATCTTGAGCAGGCGCCGCACTCATTTGTAATTACGCTGCTATTTTGTCTCGGTTAAAGTAAAGATGGACAAAAGTTCTATTATCGCGCTACTGACGGGTCTCGTCATGTTGATAGTCGCAGGCGCGGTGTTCGTCATTACTGGGACAAAGGCAGGTGCGCTGGATGCTGCTGCTGCTTCCGCGAAAGGAATGAGTATGTCGGCAATGATATTCCCTGTCATTCGAACGACCGGAGGGTGGGTTCCTTATTTACTCTGGACGCTTGGTCCGTTAGCTGATGTATATTATGGGACGTTCCGTTACACTATCCTTTCCATCATTTCAGTGATTGCGATGGCTGTCGGGTTATTGTTCCAACTGATTCTACATGGTGGCGGCGGAATCGTTCCTGCGCTTACGGTTGGAACGACTGCCGCACTGGTATACTTAATCCAGGACGCATGGGTCCAACCGATTGGAATGAATAACACGATCGGCGTTACAGCTGGAGGACTTATTGGTATCCTTCTGACTGCTCTCGTATCGACTGCCGGAATGCTAAAAAGTCCTTTGCTCGACGCAGGAGCAGCTGTTCTACTTGGAGCAGGTATTGGCGAACTTTCTTGGGTTATGATGTACAACACTATGCCAGGACTTCTGCCTCTGACAACTTTAAGCGCAAATAAGTCTAAGTCTGCGTAATTGCCTTCTGGGCATTTCGTAGGATACGATAATACGCAGAGATGTTTGTTCCGGACTGTTTCTCAGTTAGCAGAACTTGTCCATTCTCATCCCTTGCAATGACGACAATCGTAGGAACAACCTTGACGCCATACAGTCTGGCAAGGTTTTCAGCGTCGTCGTGCGTATTGACCGTCGTCCAATCAACTGTCAGAAATTCCTCCTTCAAATCCTCAAGCGCAGGTTTGATGACCTTACAAGGTCCGCACGTCGGCGACCAAAAGTGATACGCGGAAACACTCATTCTTCTTCTTTATGTATTTCTGTGATGATATGTGTAGACGCAATAAGACGATATTGCGTAGTTCTGTGTAGTTTCTGCTTGACCATTTCAGTTCCATTTTTCGTAAAGGTTTTCGATAATAGTCCCAGAATCGCTGAATTTAGAAGATCTCGACCAATTACGTCTGGATTCGCCAAACACCACTTCACGAGATCCGTATCCAATACTGGTGGACCCATGAGTTGGAGCGGACATCC